CTTGGCCCGCACCATCGCGCCGAACGGGGTGTCCTTGGCCATCGTCCGGCTCATCGGCGTGCGCGTCATGGCTGTCTCGCGCTGCATCGCGGGCGTGCGGGTCATCGTGGTCTCGCGCGCCATGGTGGTCTGCCGGGTCATCCCGCCGCGGCGCATCGTCGTGCTCTCCCGCTGCATGGGGGCGTCGTAGCGCTGCGCGGCCTCGCGCAGCATCTCCGCGATCCGCGCGGCCTCGGCCGCCTGCGCCGGGTCGGCGGAGCGGACCCGCTGCTCGGTGCGGGAGAACTGGCCCTCGCGGTCGCGCTTGACCTTGGTCTCGTCCCAGGCCTTGCTCAGCACGGCGTAGGTGAGCTCGACCCGGCACCGGCAGTTGGGGTGCACGCCCGGGCATACCAGCCGGTACTCGCCGGTCTCGAACATCGCGTCCAGCGGCACGACGACGTTGTGCAGCGGCCCGCAGACCGGGCAGACCAGCTCGTCGTCCGCGGTCACCCAGCGCTTCTGCGCGTCGGGCGGGATGAGCCCGGTGGCGGCCTGGTACTGCCAGGTCAGCGCCCGGCCGAGCTGGGAGACGTGGTAGGACTCGTTGCCTGCGATGGACTTGGCCCGCATGTTGAGCAGCTTGGCCAGCAGCATGGTCGAGGCGTCGGGGAGGTCCGCGGCGGAGTAGGAGGTCGGGCGGACCAGCAGCGGGGTGATGAACTGGCGCATCCCGCGCTCGTCCAGGCCGTAGCCCATCGCAGCGCGCCGCCAGGCCAGGTCGGCGTTCCAGCCCGCGTTGACCTGGGCCTTGAAGCCCGACAGCAGCGCGTCGGCGCTGGTCTCGTGCGCGTACTCGCCCAGGGACTCGGCGTAGGCGTCCGCGATCGCCTCCAGGTCCGCGCTCTCCATCCCGGTGGTCCGGCCCAGCTCGATGGCGTAGCGCAGCGCGGGCACGGCGACCTGGAGCCAGGTCGGGGCCACCTTGCGCCAGACCCGCTCCAGCAGCGCCCGGGCCGCGCCCTCGGTGGCCGGGGCGGGCTCGGTGCGCAGCGCAGCCGCCATCAGGGCGAACGTGGTCAGCAGACCGGCAGCCACCACCACGCCCACCCGGTCGTGGGCCGCCTCGGGGTCCTCGTACGCCTGGACCCCGGCGTCCAGGTAGGCCTGGGCCGGGTCCACCGTGAGGTCGGGACCTACGGTCATACGTTGAGCCCGGCGTTGCGCAGGAGCTGCTGCATGGCCGGGTCGGTGATCGCGCCCTTGAGCTGGGGCTCACCGCCACCGGCCTCCACCGCGGCCACCTGGGCGGCCGCCTGCTGCGGGGTCGCGGTCACGATCCGGGTCACCTCGGGCTCGACCACCTGGCCGGAGACCGCCTCCGCCTCGGCAGCTCCGCGGCGTGCGGCCGCGGCGTGGCGCAGGGCGGTCATCGCCTTGTCGATGCCGCGCAGGTCCTCGGCGAGATCGTCGCGGACCCTCTGGTCGGGCCGGTCCATCCCGAGCCGTGCGGCCGGAGGAGCCTGGTTGTAGGCGTGCTCCTGGCGCGCCCACGCGGAGAGGTCGGCCATCTTCTGCTCGCGAAGCTTGGGCAGCGTGGTGACCAGCGCGCCCACGTCGGCGGGGTCCAGGTCGTTGCGGCGCAGCACCTGGCGGATGTCGGCGTCGGTGTCGAGCAGGGAGAAGAAGTAGCGCTCGGGGTCCGCACCGCCGGAGTCGGCGGCGAAGTCCGTCCCGAAGTCGAACTCGGTCGCGCCACCCAGCGCTGCCTCGATCGACCAGGCCGGGGACTTCTTGGCCGCCGCGCCCAGCGCCGCGCCGAAGTCTACGTCCCCGAACACCTTGTGGTCCTGGGCCTTGCGCATCTCGGCCTTGGCCTTGATCTTGAAGGCCGGATCGCTGGCCCACTTCTGCTCGAAGTCCGGGTCGCGCAGCGCCGGGAACTGGTCGGCGAGGAAGTCCTCGGGCAGCGGTCCGCCCCGGTGGTTGGCCAGCGGCCAGTCGGCCATGCTCACAGCGTCCGGGCCGATCTTCGTCGCCCGGCGGACCTGGGCCGCGGCCTCGAAGGCGGCCTTGCGCTCGTTCACCACCCCGAGCAGGTCGGGGGCCTTCTGCTCGGCGCGCTCCTTGGCCTCGGGCACCGGAACGACCACGGGCGCGCCGCCACCGCCGTCGTCGGGGTCCTTGGGCGCCTTGGGGCCGAGGTTGGGCCGCAGCCCGCCGCGGGCCACCCGGCCCCGGTCCTTGCCCCCTGCCAGCGTCCGCGAGGAGTACCGCGAGACGTAGTAGGGGAACTGCTCCTGGAGCGCCTTGCCCGCGTAGTCGTAGCCCTCGCCGTTGAGCTTGAGCGGCGCGGTCGCCTTGCGGGCCTCGTTGAGCCGGATCGCCTTGACCCGCTCGACGCGCTGCCCGACGCCCATCGTCTCGACGGCGGCCTCGGTGGTGCCCCACTTCTGGGCGGCCACCTGGCTGGCCATCTCCTCGAGCTCGGTGCCGATGTAGCGACCGCGGATCGCCGCGATCTCGTGCTCCTGCACCTCGGTGAGGTCCTTGGCGTCGTAGCCGTGCTCGGCGGCCCAGTCCCGGGCAGCGTCGTCGGCCACCTCGGCGGTGATCGCCTCGGACTGCGTGCGGGACAGCCGCGGGTTGAGCTCGGCGCGCTTGATCTCGTTCTTGACCAGCGCCTTGTACTCGGCGGGGCGCTCGACCGGGTCGTAGCGGCGGGCGGCGTCCTGCTCGATCTCGGCGCGCAGGCTCGGGTCGATGCCGCGCAGCACCACGCTGCCGCTCTGCACCGCGTCGAGCAGGAAGCCGTAGCGGCTCACCATCCGGGCGGCCTTGTCGTTGAGGCGACGCCCGCCGCGGAAGGTGTCATCGAACTCCAGGGTGAAGACCCCGGAGTTGGACACCACGGTGACGCTGCGCGCGCCCGAGACCAGGCCGGTGTAGACGTCCTCGGTGGTCAGGCCGCCGTAGGCGCGGGTGCGGACGTACTCGCCGCCCTTGAGCGCCTTGAGGTTCTTGAGGTTGAACGGCAGGTACCAGTCCTCGCCGTAGCCGACCGCCTCGTGCGCGACCCGGCCGTGCCGGTCGATGATGACGCCCTGGCTGGGCGGCAGCGTCCCGCCCGCCTGCTGGAGCTGGTAGAGGTCGGGGCTGGGCAGCCGCTCCTGGAAGTAGCGGATGAGCGGGCTCTCCACGAACTCGCTCTGCGAGGTCATCCCCGGCCGCTTGCCCGGGACGGTGCGGGTGTGGCCGTAGACCACGGCCTCGCGCGCCCGGGTGTTGATCTCAGCCTGGCCCATGCCGTCCTTGGCCTGGTTCTTGCTCGCGCGCACGGCGGCGTCCACGGTGGCCTGGAGCCGGGGGTCGGGCTTCTTCTCCACCCCGCGGTAGCGGTAGGCGGCGCGCTGGGACGGCGGGCCGAGCACCGCCTGCGCCTCGGGGCCGTGGGTGCCGACCCAGGTCGCGGTGGCGGCAGCGAGCTTCATCTTGGCCGGGGCGTGGTCGCCCATCACCAGGGTCGCGAGCTCTCCCGCCGAGCGCAGCCGGTGGTAGACCTTGTCCGAGCGCGACTTGCTCTCGCCCTCGAGCTGGCCGTTGACGATGTGGCGCAGCGGCTTCTCGTCCATCTTGGAGTTGAGCCGCTCGAAGCCCTGGCCGATCTGCGCCGACGCGGTGGGGTTGCCCATCGCCGTCATCAGGTCGTAGGCCGCCCCGCCCGCGGACAGGTTGGGCTTGGAGGTCAGGCCGAGCTCGATGAGCCGGTCGCCCTTGCGGAAGGCGTCCTCCTGGACGATGTTGTTCGGGTCCAGGCCCACGCCGGACTTGATGTAGGTGCGGCCCTTGGGGTCGCGGTAGGCCGCGGTCCAGAAGGCGTCGGCCGCGTCCATCCCGGACTCGATCGCGGCGTCCACCTCGTCGGCGACCTGCTCGTAGGCGGCCTTGTAGTGGTGGGCCTGGGAGTCCTTGAGGCCGCCGTTGTAGGTCTTGCGCTCGGGCTTGGCGCTGGACTGGGTGTAGCGGATCGGCTTCTTGCGGCGGCTCTCCTGCGCGGCGAACCGGCCGTGCTGGTCGCGGTCGTAGCGGTCCCCGCCCAGCGCCTTGGAGATCGCCCGCATCTGCGGCTCCAGGGCCAGGTCGAGCGCCTTCTGGATCACCTCGTGGTGGTCGAAGATCGTGTTCTGGACGTCCTCGTGCAGCACGAAGGGCAGCACCGCGAGGGCCTCGTCGTAGTTGTCCATCACCCAGGCGAAGGCCTTGTCGGCCTCGGCCTGGTTGAACCCCGCGCCCTTGCTGATCGGCTGGAGCTTCACTTCTTGCCACCCTTCGGAGCGGGCTTGGGCGCGGGCTTCTTGGCCGCCGCCTGCTGCTGCTTGGCGCGCTGGGCGCTCTGCGCCATCCGGAACTTCTGGTTCTGGTCGGCGTGCTGGCTCTTCTGCTTGAAGGCGGCGTCGGCGTGCGCCATCTTCTGCTTGGCCGCCGCCAGGCCCATCTGGTGCTTCTCGTCGGCCTGGGCGAGCGCCTGCTGGCCCTGGGCCTGCTGGAGGGCGTCGGGGCCCTGCTCGAGCTGCTGGCGCTGGGCCTGGTTGGCCAGCGCGCCCTGCTCCATCTGCTGGGAGGCGCCCACAGCCTGGGACTGGAGGGTGATCATCTCCATCCGCTGCTGGGCCAGCCGCTGGACGAAGGACTGCCGCTCCATGATCTCGGCGACCTCGATCTGGTCCTCGTCCATCTCGGGCAGCCGGGCGGCCTGGCGCAGGAACTTCTCCAGCGTCGGGTCGGGGAACCACTGCACGCCCGCGTTCTGCATCGCGGTCATGAACTGGCCGAGCTGGGCCAGGTCGGGCGGGTCGACGTCGGCCGGGACGATCTTGGGCAGGTCGTCCAGCTTCCAGTCGTTGAGCTCGAACAGCCGCGGCACGGCGTAGCGGTTGATCACGTCCGCGATGGACTGCGCGATGGAGTTGATCGCGGAGCGGAACAGGCCGGACTTGTCGGTGTGCAGCGCGTAGGAGCCGACGTTCTCGTGCCCGACCAGGATGAAGTCGGCCAGCACGGTCATCAGGATGCGCTGCTCGTAGCGCTGGATGATGCCGTTGGTGTCGAACTGGCGGGAGCCGCCGGAGGTCATCAGCGAGAAGTCGTAGAGGTCCTGCTTGGTCTCGGGGTCCACCTCGCGCGGGAAGACCACGCCGTCCTGGGCGTCGCGGCGCACCGCGCGCACCAGCTTCCGCATGCCCTGCATCGCCTGGTAGTCGGTGGTCCCGGTCTTGGCGGTGAGCAGCCGCATCGGCACCCGGGCGATCGGCATGCCCGCCAGGTCGCGCTCGGCGCCGATGCCCTCGATCTCCTCGATGCGCTTCTTGTAGAACCAGGGCCGGTAGGCGTTGCGCAGCAGGCTGCGCCCCTCGGGGTTGCCCTTGATCGAGTTGACCCGGAACAGCAGCGACTTGTCGATCGGGATCGGCACCGTCTGGTAGGTCGGCGGGCTGATCTGGATCATGCCCTGGATGCCGCCGCGCTCATCGAAGACCCAGCGCAGCAGCGTCTCCTGCGCGCGGATCGGGATCTTGCGCCAGCCGATCTTGCCGTCGGTGAACTTGGAGCGCTGGGCGGGGTCCTTCTCCCACGGGCCGACCCGGCGCTTGTAGCAGATCTCGTGCCAGGACCAGCCGTAGGGCAGCATGGTCAGCACCTCGGAGATGAAGTCGTCCCAGGTGTGGGACATGTCGTCCTTGCACTCCTCGAGGAACTTCGCCGCTGCCTCGGCCTCCGGCCCGTCGCCGGGCTCGACCCGCCAGTCCAGGTTG